AGGCGACTCATACACCATGAAAGGAGGCATCACACTTTGAGACTCTTGTACTCTAGGAATACCAAATCTAATTATTACACCTATTTTTTTAACTATTCGTTGGTTGAATCATGGGTGTTATTCCATATAATCTCTTCATCACAATCTTTTACAACAAACGAATAAACTTTTACTTTTTCTGTTTGTCCGTGACGTACACATCTTGCAATCGCCTGTTCTTCCAACAACTTGACACTACGAATATCTCCAACAATTGCGTGTGAGAATATGACATGTCGAGCATGAGGAAGATGTAATCCCGCAAACGAATCTTCCAAACACAAAAGTAATACTCCACCGAAAGTGAATGTATGTAGAGTAGATGCTCTTTGTGTCACATTTCCTTCTAAACTTAGAACATTAATATCCATTCCCTTTAAGAATGATTTCATTCCTCTCACCATACTCTTCCACTGTACAAACAGTATTATGGGGTCATTTATTGATTCTATAAGTTTTACGATTTCCAACATTTTTGTGCCCATTTCTCCTAATGTTACACCACGTATTTTAGAAATATCAAATGGTTGACGACATTCTGGACACGTTTTATTTATTTTGTAACTCTTACGTATACACTGTGAACAGAACAAGTGTCCACAAGGTATTATAACTGAACATTTCTTAGAATGACATATCGGACATGAATGATTACTAGACTGTAATATGTTTAATCTATCTGTGAAGAAATCCATAGAACGTTGAGTTCTCTCTAATTTAGAAGAAACTATATTTCTAGATTCCCTGATTTTCATTAATTCTTGTGCATGTCGTTCAGCGGAAGTTTTAGCGACTTCTAATTGTGTTTTTATAAAATCACAATCCAATTCACTTTCTGATAGATTTGTTATTTGATCCTCTAGTTCAGATGATGCTTTCTCTAAAATGCATATACCTTTGTCATATTCCTCGACTTCTGCTTTCATAGTTTCGATAGCCTTATATTTTTGTTGTTTCAATTCTTTCTCTATTGTCTCAGTTGTTCCAGAACAAACATCATCTGAAACGTTTACAAAACTACAAAGTTTTATTATTTCTGTTGGTGTCAAATATTCTTCCTGAGATTGTAAATAAATTCTTTCTTTTGCTGTCAAATTTACCAAATTCAAGTTTGTTTGAGGCCAATCAAAATATGATTCACGTTTATGTACACATTTTTCTATAAGACTTTTCAACATATTTGGATGGTGTGCCTTTTCTCTCTGCAATACCAAATATAATTGCTGAGCATTTTCTGTAAACAAATCAGGTGTTGCAGTTATACCCCAGAAAAACTTAGAGGTGAATTGTTTTATCTGACGAAGTTCTCGTGGACTTGAGAAAACAGTATGTATTTCATCCACTATCACACGATACCAGTAAATGGCTTCAATTATAGGTTGGTTATTATTTCCAAGACGTGACCATGTAGAAAATGCTGTTTTATTTCTAGAATCCTTTCCGGAAATATTAACCATACCCAGTGCATTTTCGATAATATCCGAATAAGGTTTAGATGTTCTTAAAAAATGAAGTGTTGTCAAAACAATATCTGCTTGTAATAAATCATTCATAGTTATATTTTTTATATCTTTACTTTGATAAAACTTTATTACCTTTTTTTCATTCAAAGTACAGAACTTTTCTATTTCAGATACCCATTGTGTCACTAAATTAACGGGTAAAATTATCAAATTCCCCTTTGATCTATATTTGTTTACACTTTGATCCAAAGTTGATGGTTTGTTACTCATTATGTGATACAATATTGTAGCTGTTTTCCCAGTTCCTGTTCCATTTGCCAATATCCCACCCCTTGTACTTCCTTCTCTTACACTTGCATCAGTTGTAAGACACTCACTCTCTGTATCAATAAACCAACCCGTATCCGATAACATTATGTTTCCATTATAATCAAGCTTAGGAGATGATTGTTCAAGTGTTTTTAACCATTTTGCTGATTCTATTTGATGATCAAACAAATTATAAGTACTCCTCCAACATTCACATGCGCTTATGTCATACATGTCGGCACTATATTTATTATTAATTATTGGTATACGTGCATCTCTCCATATATCCATAACAAGTCCTATAATATGAATTTCTCCACAAACAGTTCCATTTTCTTCTATTTCTTTATTAAAACCGTTTACATCAATTACAAGACTTAAACTCATAATTTCATGTTCACATGCACAGCATTCTATTTTGAAGGATTTACATTCTTGTATACATTCTACTAGATGAGGTGTACGACTTTGCCAAGGAAATGATAATTTATATCTTTCTAAAGTATTTTTTACAGTCATATATGCAATCGGCATACCAATATCAACTTCTTGTATAGATCCATAAACTAAATTTTCATTAGATGCTGGTTTTTGAGAAAAAACCAGTACAGTTTCCATATTATATTATCTATCCGATAAAAAATATTGAAAACTTACATAAACGATAATCATATTATTCACATCATAACTATCATGATAATAATGATGTGAACAACTTAATTTGATAAACTAAAAAATAAAAAAAATAAGTTTGGGTAATTATGATGAGGATTCCATCTGCCAAACCATTCTATGCTGAAACTCCCATAAAAAGGATGTTATCAAACTTAATAAAAGACCTATAGATTGTTGTTTAGTTGGTAGTCCAAATTCGTTGTTATATAGTATAACAAATGCTGCACCATATAATGCCGTACCTATCAAAGAACTTGTGAGTTGAAACATAAAACTTTTTTTCCTTATAGATAATGCAGCAACCCACTTAGATGCTCCTGAGATTATAAATAAATAGAATGATGAAAGTTCCGGTGCAGTAAATTTGAAAAACCCTTTGAAACGATTTAAAGAAAACACCAATTGTATCCATGATATAAATACTATTGCTATTTGAGGAAGTAATAAATAATATGCATTTTCTGATGTTTCTTCTTCGAGTGTTACATTCATATTTATAAAGCGTTATATAAAAAAAATAAAGTTTCAAATATATAAAAAGTATAATATTTTTAGTAAATCATATTGATGTCGTTGAATTATTCACAGAACATACTTGAGGTGCAGGACAAGTTTGGGGACATGGCTGGGTACAATATTGTGTCGAACAATGTGGTATATTGTTAGGAATACATGCAGTAGAATACGAAACAGGTGGCATAACATATTGTCCATTATAATACACATCAGCACATGGAGGATGACCATTCATTGTAAACCTAGAATCGTATGGATAATGCTCAGGAAACATTCTTCGGGACATGCAGTATTCACACCATAATGATAGGTTTCTGTAACTGAAACAATAATAAGGGGCATACTTACAATGTATAATTGGAATAGGTGCACATGGCTGAGTGCATGGCTGATTGCATGGCTGATTACATGACTGATTACATGACTGATTACATGACTGATTACATGACGGAGTGCATGACTGATTACATGACGGAGTGCATGGCTGATTACATGACGGAGTGCATGGCTGAGGACATGGTTGAGGCTGTGTGCATAATTGAGGTTGTGTGCATGACTGTACTTGGTGTTGAAAGTGACACATATTTGGGTACAACATGGGTTGTACACCCCTCATTTCTGATTTTTTCTTGTGAAATACTTTAGGAGGGGACATCTATATTAACTAAAGATTCTAAAATATTTCTTCTATACCATTTGTTATTTAATCTATTACTAGTTATTTGCTCTTTCTTAATTTTCTTTCTAAGCTCTTGTATCACAAAATTTCTGGCCGCAATCGTTTGGTTAAGATATTGTATTTCTCTCACCATTCTACATCTTGAAGAATAAGAAATATTACTGTAAGATTTTCTAAACATATACTGTATAAAACAAGCAGCTTTTTTCATTTTTAAAAACCTTCTCCTATAGTATGTGGTCTTTACACGATTATTTATCAATAATTTTAATCGCTCTTTTTTCTTTTGTGTTGTTTTATCAATATATTTTTTAATAAATCTTTTTATAACATTTTTAGAAGTATTTATTCTTATTTTCTTAAGACTCTTGTAAAATAAATATTTTTTAACGTTTATTTGTATGAATATACATGATTCAATAATATTTTTGTGCACCATTAACCCAGTTAATGATTCCAACAACTGTGTTCTGAGAACAAGTCTTTTTTCAGTATTACTTTTACCAATGTCTTCTTTGGTATTTGAACATATGATCACATATTCATCCATTGACATTTTTATACTTGTACCTATTTTATTTCATAATACATTGTATACCATAATTTTATACAATATTCTGGTACTACATAACACTATACACTTTACTACAAAACACTGTATACTCTTCATCACAAAACACTCTTACACATTATTGTAATGTACAATACACTAAACTATTCTATTTACTATATCAGTTTCGCAAAATATATTTATCACGAAATTTTTAAACCAGTTTTTGTATATAAAACTAATAAGTGTAATATATTTTAAAACTTGAAATAAGTAAATAGTAAACTATATAATATAAACAACTCAAAATATACTTCTTAAAAATAATATATTTTAAAAACCAATATTACCATATGTTATAAGCTTTGAGTCCAGGAAACCGACATATTTTTTTGCTGTATGTTTCCTAATAATATCAAATAAAAAAAATATGGTTGAAATATAAAATAAATTCAAATCAATCTTTTGGTATACAATCCAAATATTTATAAAATGTCATATATTCCCGTTCATCAAGTTTGGACATATGTTCAATATAAACCAAAACCAGAACAAGTCATATCAGCAGAAAATGATAAGGAAAAACCAGTTGATAAGACCAGACATGTCGTCCAAATGACAAGAATAAGAAAAAAATTTGATATCATTACATTGGCAAAAATGACAGGTACAACACCAACAGCACTATCAAAATATGAAAAAGGACAAGATATTTTATCAAAAGAAGTTTTAGAACAATTGTTCAAAATATTAGAAATACCAATGAACAAAAATTGATTATATGTGATCAGTTTTTTTTTATTTATACACATAATAAAAAAGAAACATGCAGATATTTATCAAAACACTCACAGGCAAAACAATTACTCTAGAAGTCGAACCTTCTGATTCTATAGAAAACATAAAAGAAAAAATCCAAGATAAAGAAGGAATCCCACCAGATCAACAACGTCTTATTTTTGCAGGAAAACAGTTGGAGGATGGTAGAACACTCTCAGACTACAATATTCAAAAGGAATCGACGCTCCACCTTGTTCTCAGATTAAGAGGAGGACGAGGTGTACAGTGTTGAGCTAAGAATCACGTTTTTAAAAAGATAGACCGCTTAAAAGATAAAATGTTTAAAGATGGACCGTTTTAAATTTTTTTTTCATTTGAGTGATCAGATTTTGGAGATCGCAGTAATCATTCATAAAAGAACAATGGTAGCACGTATAGAGCATATATTTGAAGACGATGTAGAACAGAAATGGTGTGGTAAATGCCAACAATACAAAACATGTACAGGTGAGAATAGTAGATTTGGGAACTGTTCAAAAACATGGGACGGTTTACGACCTACTTGCAAAGATTGTCTAATGGAATACAATGCATCTCATAAAGAACAACGCCATACTTATAATGCAGAGTACTGGAAAAAAACAAAAAAAGAACAATCTAAGAGGCACAAAAAATGGAAGCAAGAAAACAAGGAACATGTTCAAGAATATATGAGAAAATATCGTGAAGAACACGGAAAAGAAATTGATAAAAAACAATGGCAAAAACGAAAGAATGATGAAGAATACAAAGACCGATATAGAGACTACAAAAAAGAATGGTGTAAAAAACAGAGGGCAGAAAACCCACAGTATAAATTGCAGTATAACATATCCCGTAGAATTCGTGAATGTTTACAGACAAGAACTATGAGTGCGGGTAAATATGTTGGTTGTTCTATTTTACAACTCCAGTGTCATTTAGAAAAAAAATTTGACGAATATATGACATGGGAAAATCAAGGAAAATGGCACATTGATCATAGGATTCCAACTTCTTCTTTTGATTTAACAAACCCGATTGAGAGAATGGCATGTTTTCATTTTACGAATTTGCAACCCATGTGGGGTGGAGAAAACATTCGTAAAAGTAACAGTTATAAAGAGTACAAAAAAAAAGACTATTTAAAACAGTGGATTAGTATGTATATTTAAAAAAAAATTTTTTTAATTCTTAAAAACTTTTTAATTCTTAAAAACCATTTATTTAATTGTAGGCAAGGCCGGCAACACCTTCACGGAATCGGAGGATATTGAAATTGCGAGCAAATACGAAAACAGTGCAGGTTTCCTTGGCAAGAGCATCTTGAAGTTCCAAAATTAGCTCAACATGGTCTAGGCGAGACATGTTACATGTGCCCGATGGGCTAGTTGACGATTCCGCATCGAGGGCGAATGAAAATACGTAGATGAATGCATCGGGAATATTCGAGTGGTGCTGGTATGGTTGGACACCACGGAAGTAGATGGCAGGCTTGGTACCCCATCTCGATTGCGAGTTGAGAAGTAGTTGAGCCGATTTGAGGGGATCTCTACCATCAACACCCGACAAATTGCCGAGGTTATTGCATCTTTCTTGGCATTGTCTGCGGATACCCCAGATAAGTTCAATGCATGGGTGATTGAACGAGAGGTTTAGGCGGACTTGCGACGAATTGGTGACTTGGTAGAATGATTGATTTTGAACGACTAATTGTTCAAAATGGTTGGAAGCAAATCTGTCTCTTTCAATATTGTCTAAAAAGACGTATGTGATTTCCAAACTTGCCTTCAAGTCCGAGTTGGTCATGCAGCAAGCTGAATCGGCCTTCTTGACGGCAACATTTGATGATGAAACAACAATGAGTTTTTCGAGTCTTTCGAAGTCAACCCACAATTGGACACCGTGGTAAGCCAATGACGCCAATGAGAGCGCCGAACCACTTGCCAAAGTAAACCAAAATGGTAGTGGGACGTATAGTTGACGATCTTCACGAGAATCGCAGATTAGTTGCGATCTGGTGTATCTACGACCACAAAGTTCGGTTAATCTGCGGCCAGATTTACCCGACAATTCTTCCCAGCAGTACATGAAATCACCCATAATGGTGTCAACAGTTTGGCCACCGATAACAAGTCTGGCTTGTTTTACCAAGAAATGACCAACATCATTTGTATAATGGCACCATACATTACCCATTTCTGGGCAAAGAGCATCAGGACAATCATCAGCTTCTTGGCAGCAATCAAGGGAAGCACCCGCACCATATTGTTCTTTGGCCCATTGGTCCTTGGCACGTCTGATCATATCAGCCTTGGTGGTTGAATCAGCATCATCGAAAGTGTCATCAAGGTAATCAACAATTGCAGCTTCATCTTGTTTGGCACATGGAGCACATGATTGGTCCATGAAAACTGGGAATTGGTTACCGGGAACAATGCCTGGGCACGAATCAGTGGTAGTATCACATGCAACAAGGCCAGGAAGTTGAACGTTAAGGTAAAGTTGGTGAATTAGATCACCGACTCTGTTAATTGTGGCCTGACTTTCACCACCGAAGGCAACTGTAGTGTTAAATGGTTGTGTAACCGATTCGCAAGCGAAACGAGTGTGTCTTGTGTATTTAACTTTCCAGTGTGTGTGGGTAGCATTGTCTGACAAGTAAGCATCAAGAGCTCCAGTGGCAACTAATTGCGAGATTGTACCTTGCGGCATTTTTGATTTTTTTGTTTAATGTAAGCAAAGAAAAAAATATTGGGACAACAAATAAACAAACATTATGCGTTTAAATCATCAATCAGAATTTTCTTTATATCTTTAAATAATGCAGAACAAATCCGATATTCCGATAATGGACACTACAAAGATTACGATGAATGGTGAGATGAATATGAATTCTGTTGATATTACTGATAAAAATGTAGAAATCGAAAAAAAAATTCCAACCACAAATACAGACGTAAATCTACTATTAAGTGGTTCAAAAGTTAAAAAGAGTCCGGTTAAGAAGGAAACAAAGGTCGGAAAGAGTCCTGATAAGAAGGAGACAAATAAGAGTCCTGATAAGAAGGAGACAAATAAGAGTCCTGATAAGAAGG